CCGAGCTGGTCGAAGACCTGGAGGAGTACGACGGACCGTACTCGTACCTGGACCCGAGTAGCCCGACCGCCCGCGGCGGTGAGGTCACCGACGAGATGCCCGCGCCTCGTGGCTTCACCTCGTGGGGCTGGGAGCGGGACAGGGAGTTCCGGCGCGTGTATCGAGACTGGGAGAGGGACTAGTGAGGACCCGATGTGTGCGGGACACGGATGGGGACGGGAACTGTGCGGCGTGCGCACATAACCCCGAAGCTCCGTGCCGTGTGCCCGTGCCCGATGTGCTTGAGGGCGCGAGGCGAGCAGACGAGACGAGGGCCGAGGCCAAGGTGCGGACCCACCGTGAGTACAACGGGTGGACCGAGCTGGGCATGACCCCACCCGCCGAGGACTACGAGCGGTGGTCGCGTGAGTGGTCCGAGCGGTTTGGGGGCGAGGGTGAGCAGAGGCCCGAGCCGACCACCCACATCTCGTCGGAGAGGACCCGCATCCACCGGGAGTCCATCCGCATCAACGACCAGGTCAAGCCGGTCACCTACGACGAGGTAGTGGAGTTCATGTCCCGCATCTCGCGTCCCGACCATCGTGACTCGTGGGGCAACACGCCCGGGGACATCAAGCGCTGGAACCTCGCGCTGCATCCCCTGCACCACATCCCTGTGGCCTACCACATGCGGCCCAAGGAGTTCATGCAGGGGGTGGGCGGGGGCCTGCCGTACAGCACGAGGAGCTTGGCCCACTTCTCCATGCGCTACGGTACCCCTCACAGGCCGGGCATTCGAGTCGGGGTCCTGCGGGCTACCCCTCGCCTGATGGCCGAGCATGAGGCGAGCAAGAGAGCGGAGCTGGAAGCCTACCGCCTCTTGTCACTGGACGACTTCGGGTGATACGCTCAATGCGTTAGAACGAGCAAGGGAGAGGAGGTGTCATGGGTACGGAAGCTGTGATGGAAGACGGCGAGCACGACGAGGTCGGTATCCCCGGCGAGTCGACCGAGCCGCCGCCCGTCGAGGGTGAGCCGGTTCCGCCGCCCCCGCCGGAGCCCGAGCCGACGGTTCCGCCGGAGCCCGAGGTTCCGGTAGACCTGCCGGGCTAACCTGGGAGTTCACGGGGGCAGTCTCGCCTAGGCAGTAGGTGCAGGCTGCCCCCTTCTCATGGAGAAGGAGGTATGACCATGCGATGCAGAGAACATGGGAAGGTCATCTATACGGCGGAGACCACGGCACAGCTGGCCTGCGTCAAGGCTGCGCTGGAGGGTGACTCCGGCATGACGTGGTACTACAGCCGAGAGTGCGGCGTCTGGCACCTGACCAATGTCGAGAAGCGCGGGCACACGGGTAAGCGAAACAACTGGGTGAAGGGTTTCAAGAATGCAGGTGGTTGCACCGCAGCCTGACGAGTCGGGCAGCGAGGAGAAGCCCAGCGAGAGCTGGCGCGTCTCGTATGGACGGCGTGTCGGACAGCGCGTCATCGAGGCTGGTGTGGTGCTGGAGAACGAGACGGACAGAGGCAAGGCTCAGGCCGCCTACCTGGCGAAGATCCAGGAGTTCCTGCCCTACGGCTCGATCCGCGCCGCCACCAACCGAGAGGGCTCGTACTGCCGTGACGGCAGGTCGGGCAAGTTCGTGGAGATGAATCGGGTCCGTCGGTGAAGTTCTACCGCGTGGACCCTGAGACCGGCGAGGCCATGGACGAGGTGTATGACCTCCGTCGACGCCTGGAGAAGGAGCCCAGCAACAAGGACGTGAGGGACCGCCTGAACGCCTTGAAGAGTCAGCGCCGCATGAAGCTACTGGCAGCCGCCGGCGTGACCCCTGAGCGCCGGTACAAGCGCTCGGACCTGCCCACCACTACCGTGGTGGCGGTCGTCAAGGTGTACGGGTTTCGAGCGTGGCATGTGTTGTGCGAGACGTACCCTTGGAAGGTCGTTCTCCGTGCCTTCGAGCGGGACCTGGACCGGGGGTATCTCAACTGTGGCAGCACGCAGACCCCGTGGGTTGACCTGAAGGGCGAGGTGCTGATACGCTCCGAACGCAACAAGGTCATCTGTTAGGAGAGTGAGGACTCACCGATGAGCACGAGTACCGACGGGAGCGTACGCGCTCCCGAGAGCAAGTTCCAGCAGGAGAGATGGTCTCTCCATGTGGAGTTCGACCCGCCTGGCAAAGATGACGGGGGCCGGGACGAAACCGTCATGTTCATGATGCACGTGGCGCGTACCTTCGGCGGTCTGTGGGAGGAACTCCGGGAGATCCTGTCCCACGAGATCGGCACCACCAAGGTGGAGATCTCCACCGACGAGATGAACTACCTGGCCGACCTCATGGGCTGGGTCATGTTCCACACCATCCCGCGTGAGGCGAAGCTCATCCGCAACCACGGGAGACGCCGATGACTGTGGCCATCGACTTCGACGGGGTGATCCACCGCTACTCCCGAGGGTGGCAGCGCGGGGTCATCTACGACCCGCCCATGCCGGGAGCCGTCGAGGGTATCCGCGAGATCATGGAGGTGGAGGCGGTTGTTGTGCTGACCGCTCGCACCGACCTGGACGCCGTGTGCACGTACCTCGGGGGTTACGGCATTCATGCCGTCACTCAGGACGACTGGGACCGTGAGAGGGCCGCAGACCCGATCCTGGCGTCCTCGCTCGGGGACAGCTTCTGGAACGACAGGTCCCGCGTCCTCGTGACGAACCGCAAGCCAGCGGCTCGTGTGTACCTGGACGACCGCGGCGTGACGTTCACCCGGGAGGGTGGATGGGAGCGTGCTCTCCAGGACATGGAGATCGCACCCGCGGAGCGTGAGCACCTGTACCTGGTGACGGTCAAGATCCACAAGAACCCGGAGCACAACCCGCGGAACAAGAGGTTCGGTCCCTGCCCCGTCAACGGTGAGCCCTGCACGGACACGACCGGGGAGCACCACACCATCCTCGTGCGCAGTGCTGACGGCGTGGACCTCGTCACCAAGAAGGCCCGCCAGAAGTACGGCCACGTCACGAGGGTGGAGAGCGTCCCCGAGGCGATCCCGTTCTGACGGTAGGTGTGGTTTAGTAGCCAGGCCCTCGCTCCGGCGGGGGCTTTGGCATGGGTGAGACATGCGTCACCTATGGTTGACCGACAGACCAGGTGGGTCATATTGTGTAACAGTCGGGTAACCGCCTGACACTGGTCAACCTAAGGATGGACATGAAGACCAGAGCCGGTATAACCGTGGCGGGCACCATCGCCGCTCTCCTCGTCGGCACGTCTGCCGGCACGGCCGAAGCCGCTCCCTCGCTCGGACAGAAGGCCCTCTCGGTGGCCAAGGCCCAGAAGGGTGACCGCTACCAGTGGGGAGGCACCGGTCCCTCGCGGTTCGACTGCTCGGGCCTGACCCTGTACTCCTACAAGAAGGCCGGCAAGAAGCTCCCGCGCACGGCCCAGCAGCAGTACAACAAGTCCAAGAAGGTCAGCGCCAAGAGCCGCAAGCCGGGGGACCTCGTGTTCTTCGGCGGCTCCCGCAGCATCTACCACGTCGGCATCTACGCCGGGTCCGGGAAGATCTGGCACGCCCCGAAGCCGGGCACCAGGGTGCGGCTGGAGAAGATCTGGACCAAGAGCGTGCGCTACGGGCGGCCGTGACGGCGGGTTGACACGCTAGTCCTCCGGGCAGTAGTGTGAACCTAGTCCGAGTGACCTCGACCTGACGGCCGGTCAAGCGGGCTGACAAGAAGGGGCCCCGAGTTTACCCCCTGCTCGGGGCCCCTCACCAAAGGGGGAAAGAAGTGGAGAGTCCCATGGACACGACCGTGGCATTCCTCATCGTGTTGTCCGTCCTGTCCGTGTCGGGACTGTTCGCTCTGTGGCAGACCCGCACCAGCCGGAGGGACCCCGACTGGCGGGGGACCCTGCTGGCGCGTCAGAGGGACGAGGAGGCGATAGAGCGTGCCGCCGAGAACGAGCGGAACCACACGACGGCCGCGTAAGTACGAGCCGGGCTGGTCGGGAGATCTCCCGTCGGGTCAGGGGTGTGGGAAGTACACCGACCAGAAGTGTCCGCGCGAAGGCTGTTCGGGCAAGGTCGTTTACAATGGGAACTACTTCTGTGAGCACTGGACCTGGCGCCCGAGTCGGAAGGTCGACTACGACGCCGGCGAGTGCGACTACGCCCTCCCCCACCCCCAGACCGAGTACCTGGACCGTCTCCTCTCGTGGAACCTGACGAGGGAGTGGGAGTGCGAACTGCCGGACTCCATGCACCGGCACACCACCAAGCCCGAGCCGGGCGAAGTGTGCACGATCACCTGGCCCGTGAACGGCGGCCTGGTGAATGACAAGACCCACCTTGACGGTGGAGAGAGCGAGAGCGACCAGTGACACCGGCCGAGACGACTCACGAGGGAGCGGACCCCTCGCACGGCGGGATCACCACACACCGGGGGACACGCGAGAACTGCGCCGGTCCCGACTGTGGACCCGACCGAGGGTTCACGACCTCGGAGATCTCGGCGGAGCTGGTCAAGAGCGCGGCCACGGACAGCGACGTCCTGTGGTCGGCTCGTGTCTCCACGCTGGGCGAGACCTCGCTGGCCGACCAGTACTCGGGAGAGCTGGCCCCGCGTGACCGCGGCCTGATCAACTTCCTCATGAGGGACAGGCACGGCACGCCCTTCGAGCACAACTCCATGACCTTCCTGATCAAAGCGCCCATGATGGTGTTCTGGCAGATGGTCAGGCACCGCGTGGGCTGGTCGTACAACCTGGAGTCCGGGCGATACCGTGAGCTGGGTCTGGAGTTCTACTCTCCCGACCGGGACCGTCCGCTCCGGCAGGTCGGCAAGCCGGGCGCCTACGAGTACGTGCCGGGCACCGACTACCAGCAGCGTCTGATGTGGCACGAGTTGGAGACCTCGTACGGCCAGGCGTGGGACTCCTACCAGCGGATGCTGACCGCCGGCATCGCCCGTGAGGTAGCCCGCCTCGTCCTGCCGTTCGGGGTGTACTTCCACGGGTACGCCACATGTAACGCGCGGAGCCTCATGCACTTCCTGAGCTTGCGCACGAAGGACGAGGGCGCTACTGTCGTCTCGTCACCTCAGCACGAGATCAACGTGGTGGCCAACCAGATGGAGGCCGAGTGGGCCCGGCTCATGCCGGAGACCCACGCCGCCTTCATCCGTAACGGGCGCGTTGCGCCCTGAGAGTGAGGATCAGATATGGGTAAGAAGCGCATGAAGCCGCAGGGTGAGCCGAACAGCAAGCGCCGCAACGGCAAGGCCTGGAAGCGCCGCGCCTGCGGTCAGCGTCACGCCGTGACCGACCAGTGCCGCGGTTGCAACAAGTAGCCCGGCGAGAGTGAGGACTCACATGAACCAGAACATCAAGCGCGGCACCCTCGTCGCGGCTTCCCTCGTGGCCATGGTCGGTCTCGGTACCGGCTGCTCCCGCTTCGGCGAGGAGTACAACGACGCGCCCGTCCAGAAGAAGAACGACCGCCCGGCCGAGGTCTACTCCATGCCCGACGGGTTCGCCAACGTGGCGACCAAGTGCGACAACCATGGCAACCGGATGTACGTCACCCGCCAGGGTGACTCCGCCGGCAAGTCCGTCGCGGTCGTCGCCAACGACCCGTCCTGTGCGGAGTTCAAGGAGAAGTGACCTTGACCGGCTGAGCCGGCGGGTGTAGTGTCGAGGCGAGGCGGTCCATCCGTTCTCGCCTCGACTGGTATCCAGACAAGGGAGCAGAGATCATGAACAAGTCCATACGAGTGGCACTGGCCGGCACCACGGGAGCCGTGTTCCTCACCGCGGTGTCGGTCATCATGCCGGCACACGAGTCGACGGAGGGTGTGGGACGTACCACACCTGCCGCGAGCGAGAGCCTGGAGGGGGACCAGCGGTACTTCCCGAACGTCGGGACAGTGCCGGTCGTCACGCCCTCGCCGACGAAAAGCTCTGTGTCGCCGTCTGGCGCTCCGAAGAAAGCGCGACAGGAGAAGACACGCGAGAGCGTGTCGGCGTCGCCTAGCGCATCGTCAGAGCGCGTTAGGGACACTCCTCGCGCTACACCGACGAGAGAGACGCGAGAGAAGACGACCGCAAAGCCCGCGCCGACGAAGACCCGTCCGCCCGCTGAGACGGTGTCCACCATCTCCGGTTACGCGTGGTGCGGGTCCGGAGTGTCGAACGCCCAGCCCTGCATCGACCAGGGGAAGCTGACCCTGTACTACCCGGCAGGTGTCGCCACGCTGGCGGGCCACAACTACATGGGCTATGACTGGATGGACGACCTGCCCGTCGGCCGCAAGGTCAAGATCCTGAGCGGGAGCCTCGCCGGCACGTACGTGGTCTACTCTCACGGATACGCGGCTCGCGGTTCGGCCGGGGGCACGTTCCCCGACGCCGGGCTGGGCGCGGCTGTCGCCCTCCAGACCTGCACCAAGACCGGCACCGGCTTCTCGTTCTTGCGCCGGATCTAGTGCGGCATGTAGCGTCATAACGTCAACTCCGACGAGAGGAACCGAGGGATGAAACTCCTCCGATGTAATCGTTGCAAGGCGGAAGTGGCCATGCCCGAGCCGCTGTCCAACAACAGCCCGATGGCCCTCATGGGTAAGACCATGGAGATCCTGAGCAAGACGAGGGGATGGGCTCACCTCAGGGTGGAGCGCCGGGGAGCCCTCATCTCGCCGCCGGTCGAGATCCTGGACCTGTGCGAGGACTGCGTGGAGGTCCTGGTCGAACAGTTCATGGTGGGTGCCGAGGTGGCCCCCATCACCACGCCGCAGGACCAGACGCCGCTCCCCCACGCTCCGATGCTGGACTGCCAGCTCATCTGGAATCCGGGGACTGGGAGTCTCATCTGCCGGCACGACGACCCGGAGCTGTTCGACTCCCTGGTGGTCGACCAGGATCGGACCGTGAGCGACCTCCAGGAAACCATTCGGGAGACAAGCGAGGACATGGCCACCGCGGTCGTGGCCCACGCCGTCCCGCAGAGGTGCGGGCGGAAGTGCTCCGAGGCGCACACGTACAAGGCGGGGTGCCTGCTGGTGCTGGGTGACGGGTGTTCCATCCCGCCCCAGCGTCAGAGCGACGATTTGGACGTGGAAGGTGAGTGAGGGACTGGAGGGGCCCGGCCCCTACTCGATGCTGGCCGTCTCCGCGCTGGAGAACCACATCAAGGCCGTGGAGCTTGCCGGCAAGAAGTACCCGGCGATCCAGTGGGGCGAGGGAACATCTCTCACCCAGGTGATGATCTTCTGCCGCGGTCTGCTCGGGTTCGACAACTCGAACGACAACGTGGTTCTCCGGGACATGATGGGCGGCGGTGTCGTCGTGGAGCCCGGTGACTGGCTCGTCATGCGCTCGCGTACGGACTTCGCGGTGATGCGTCTGCACGAGAGCGCGTCACTGTTCGACCTCGTGCCGAGCACGCCCCTGAGCACCGCTGAGGATCGTCTCTCGCGCATCGCCGAAGCGCACAGCAAGAATCAGTTGGCGGGCGGGGGAACGACCGGCGACTGTGACGAGTGCGGCTATCACTGGCCGTGCCCCACGTACGTCTGGGCTACCGGGGACCGGAGCCCGCTCGCCACGTGGGACCCGAAGGACGGGCCGGCGGACGCCGATGGGTAACAGTCTGCTCTGGTTCGTGACCGTTCGCCTGTTCCTCCTGGCCTGGATGAGGCTTGCCATGTCACTAGTTGAGGCATGTATGATCGCCACCAACTTGGACATGGACAGCCCCTTCAACATCAGGAGGCTTGGGGTATGAGCAGTGAGGTCAGGGACGAGGGACCTCGATGGAGGGCGAACGTCGCAGACGCCGAGGCTGGTGTGGAACTCCCGGTGGGTAGCACGACCATCCGACTCACCGGGTCCTTCCGCGACCTTGCGGCTTCACTGCTGACCGATGACGGGGACACCGTGTCGGCAGCGGTGGAAGAAAAGCGGTGCATCGGCACGCCCATCGGGTGCGGTCAGGCCCTGATCAACGACGACGGTACTCCGCGGTTCAATGAGTTCTCCACCAGGGAGGAGGCTCAACTGTACGAGTCCGAGTGGTATATGACGGGCATGTGCCCGACGTGCCAGGACAGGGCCGAGGCTGCTGCCAAGGCAGCCGACGAGGAGCAACCGACCACCTGACACACGGGAACTCCCTTCGGTAGAGGGCTACGGCTTGAGGTATGATGAGCCGTAGCCCTCTTGGATTGGAGCAACGATGGCAGAGCGTGCATCGAAGGAGCAAAAGATCGGCCAGCTCCTGGACACCCTCGGGGTGACCATGTGTCTGGACGAGGGGGACATGGTGACGGATGTCGTGGTCATCATGAAGGTTCTGGAGCAGGATGGCACGGTGAACATCGGGATGACCAAGAGCGAGGGCACCGACTGGATCACCAAGCTAGGTCTACTGGACGCGGCCAACCGGCTCGAAGGTAACAGGTTCCAAAGCGTGGAGGACGAAGACTGAGGCGGAGTTGCATCGGGCGTGCCGTGGGTCATATGATTGGTGCAACCTGTTCGACACCGCACCACACCACCTAAGGCAAATGAACCTCCTGGATATCCTCGCCGTCATGTCCGGTGTCCACGACCTCACCCTGGAGTACTCCATGCTCGAAGACCACGCCGGCTTCCTGGCCATCCTCCTCTTCATGGGCGGCCTGCTGTTCTGGTTCATCCTCCTCGTCGGCGCCGTCGTCGGTGTCTGCCGGGGAATCAAGCGCCTGTGGGACACCGTCCGGGACATGCTCACCAAGGTGCACCCCGACCTGGAGATGGCTCGCCGTCCCGCAAAGTAAGCGTTAAGCTGTCCTTGTAGGGCAACAGCCGAACCGAGGGAGATCATGATGGCGAAGCCGATACAGGTAACTGACGTGAAGTACACCGTGGCCGAGGCCACCCCCATCGGGGGTAGTGGTCGCCTTAGCGCGGGTGGTGCGTTCGTCGCCGGCATCCTCCTCGGAGCCTGGCTGACCGGAGGCTGGGCGTGCGACGACAACCCCACGCCCGGCCCTGGCAGCGACCGCGTGGTGCAGGACCAGAAGACCGAGAAGTGAGTGAGGACCCACCCATGATGCTGACCTTATTGATCCTGCTGGGAGCCGGCCTGATCGGCTGGATCCTGCTGGGCATCGAGGACGAGGGCCACTGGCGAACCTGCAAGGCTCCCCGTCGACTGGAGGTGGAGGTGCCGGTCATGTTCGCGGACAAGACTCGCGCACCCCGCCGTCCCATCGCCTCGTCGCACAAGTAAGCCACGGCTTGACAGCCGCCGGCCAATCATCGAGACTGTAACGGAGAGTGAGGGCAAAATGATCCACGACGCCATAAGGGCAACGCTCCTTCAACCGTACTCCCACACATTCGTGACGTACGACCTGGAGTTCCTGACGGACGGCACCATGCTGGAACTCGTGTCCGCCGGCATGGTGTCCGGCGACGGGCGGAAGTTGTACGTCGTGAACCGTGAGCTGGACGAGCGGAAGCTCCTCACCCACAGCGACGGCTGGATGCGGAAGAACGTCTGGCCGCACCTGCCCCTGACCGACCTGCCCGAGAAGCGGGCCGGCGGAAACGGTCTGTATGGGGGCGAGTACATCAAGAAGTGCCGGTGCGCGCCTGTGCCCGGTACGGGAGCTGGTACGGGCAAGGCGGCGGAGTACTCGTGCTACTGCATGAACGGGCGCCTGGACCGTGACCACCCGGACGTCCGCCCCATCGGACAGATCCGCCGTCTCGTGTCGGACTTCCTGATGGAGTCGCACCCGGAGGGTGTGGAACTGGACCGCAACAACATCCACATGTGGGCCTGGTACGGCGCCTATGACCACGTCTGCCTGGTGCAGAGCCTGTGGCAGAACATGGTCGACCTGCCGGCTCACGTCCCCATGCTGACCCACGACCTCAAGTCGGAGCACATGAGGCTGGGCAGTCCGAAGATCCCCCAGCAGATCGGCACGGAGCACAACGCCCTGGCGGACGCTGAGGGCAACCTGACCAAGGCTCGGTTCATGGCCGAGCTGGTCGCCAGCCGGAAGGAGCAGTAGTGGGCATGACCCCCGACGACATCCACGACAGGTTCAGCTACCACAAGCCCATGAGCGAGGAACGCAGGAACGCGCACGCCGACGTGCGGGACCTCTGCGAGCGTGCGGCCATGAAGCTCGGCCGTATGCTGCCCGAGGGACGAGAAGCCAGCCTGGCCATCACCAAGCTGGAGGAGGTCATGTTCTGGGCGAACGCCTCACTGGCGCGAGCCGAGGACCCGGCCGCCGGTCACGCGGAGGTCATCACCGCGAGGCAGAAGGGTCAACGGGCGTACGCGGCTTACGCCGACGCGACCGGCGGGAAGACCCACGACGGTCGGGACATGCCCGACTGGTCGGGCCTCGGAGACAAGATCCAGGCAGCGTGGATTGCTGCCGCGACGACGGAGGAGAACAGGTGAGCACACGAACCGGCCCGCAGTACTACCCGGGAGCCAACCGTACCTCGTACTGGTACGAGGACAACTACCCCGCTTCCGCGATGGAGGTGAACGTCTGTGCGCTCCACACCACCGAGGGTCGCAGCGTGCCGACGTACGGAGGTGGTGCCTCGGCGCCGAACTTCACCAAGCTGCCCGACTTCAAGAACAAGCGGCTGGCCTCGTACCAGCACTTCCGGGTGGACAGCTCGGCGCGTGCCCTCGTGAACCGGTACGGCGGTGTCGAGACCAACACGCTCAACGTCGTCCAGGTGGAGCTGGTGGGCACCTGCGACCCCAAGACACGTGATAAGTGGATCCGCGAGGGCCACGTCCAGGACAAGGACTTCATCTACTGGCCCGAGGCTCCCGAGTGGGCGCTGGACGACCTCGCGGAGTTCCTGGCCTGGCTGCACGAGGAGCACGGCGTCCGCCTCGAAGCACCGAGCAAGTGGCCGGCCTACCCCTCGTCGTACGGCAACGGCCAGGGTCAGCGGATGAGCCACTCCGCGTGGAACAACTTCTACGGCGTCTGCGGCCACATGCACGTGCCGGAGAACGACCACGGCGACCCCGGGAACATCAAGATCGTATGGCTCCTGGAGCTCGCCAAGCGGAAGCTGGGCGTAGACAAGGACAAGCCGAACGGTCCGGCTGCTCCGCCCGCGACCAACAAGCCGAAGCCGCCGGCCTTCCCTGGGCGGAAGTACTTCGGGGCTGGGGCCAACAACAAATACGTGACCCAGCTCGGCACCCAGCTCAAGAAGAAGGGGTTCGGCAAGCACTACAACGTGGGCCCCGGGCCGAAGTGGTCCGACGCCGACCGCCTGAACGTCCGCGACTTCCAGCGGTCGGATAAGCGCCTCGCCGGCGACGCTGACGGCTACCCCGGCCCGCTCACCTGGCAGCTCCTGTTCTCCTAGGGGTTGCACGTCGTGCCCTGTGGGCACTATCGTGAGAGCAGACATCGAACCGAGGGAGATCGGACCATGATCGTGGATTACGACAGGTCGAGAGAGGCAGGACGAGCGGTGGCACTGGACGAGGGCGAGACGGGGGAGGACTTCGGCTTCGAGGAGACGATGGCCCTCCGCGCCGTCGTTCCCGTCGTGCCGCTCACCCGCATGAACAGCGGCGGCAACGGCGGGGAGTACAAGCCGTGGCCCATGCCCGACGACGGCGAGGGCGACGAGGTCGTCCCGGTGCCGGCGAGTGACACCACGGAGCCCGACCCGGGCCCGTTGCCGAAGCCTCACCCCGGTCCGAACCCGGGGCCGCACCCCATCGGCCAGTCCGTGAAGAACTGGGCGGGTCCGTTCCCGGTGCGCCGGGCGATCCTCGCCGCGCCCCTTCCCGAGGAGGAGCCCGCGGAGAAGGTCGACGAGGAGTCCGAGCAGTACGACCCGGAGGGTGTGGGGCACACCGGCACCTTCGCCCTCGCCGCGATCCAGCGTCAGACCGGCGCGCCCTCGAAGAACAAGATGGCTCACCGCACGGCCCAGCGCATCCAGAACACCTTCACCGCCGCGGGCTGGGACGTCGCCATCTGGTACGGCGAGTACACCGAGGAGTTCTGGGTTATGGACCACGAGGGCCTCCACGGCTTCAAGGACGTGACCTCCATGTACCGGGGCATGGGCTGGCAGACGCTCTAGCCCAGGGAGCTAGTCTCCTGCTCAGCGCCCAACCGAGAAGCCCCAGGGAAGTGGAGAGCCCCTGGGGCTTCTTGGCAGCCTTGACACTCCTACCGACCTACCGTAATGTAGTCCTCGTAAGCCCGAGCGAACGAGAACGAGGAGCCCGCCATGAACCACACCCAGCGCCCGACGCGACGCAGCCGCAAGATCCGTAACTTCGCCCTCCCGATCTTCTGGGAGCCGGAGCTCCTCACCGCCCGGGAACTGTACGAGGAGCGTGCCGCTCAGGCCGAGTACGAGGCCGAGATGGCGGGAGAGCGCTACTTCGAGAACGGGCGCCGCTATCACTCCGAGGACTTTTACGAGATGGAGCAGGAGGAGAAGGCGCTCGCCTGGCTCGCCCCGCCGATGTACTGATCAGATCTAGCAGAGAGCCCCTGACCAGGAGGTCGGGGGTTTCTCGGTGGAATCTCAGGAACCTCCTTGACGGGAGAGTGGGACCCATGTAATGTTATCCATGTCAGCAAGAACGACGCACCGCCCAACTCAACAGGGAGTCACAATGGGAAGCATCGCCATCGCGCACACGGGTCGCTCCACGCTTCACTCCAAGAACAATCGAGCGGGTAAGCCCAACGGGGTGATCAGCAACTCCCACATTCTCTCCGGCTGGAATGGCAAGAGCAAGACCCAGCGTCGCAAGATCCGCCGAGTCGAGAAGATGATGTGGAAGCGAGAGATCGCCAGCGCGTGACAGTAACCCAGTAGAGAAACCCGCCACTCCCCGTGAGTGAGCGGGTTTCTCGGTATTTGTGCCGGCAGGAGTTAAAAGCTCTGTGCGCTCGCTAGGAGAGATCAATTAGGTGAGTGAGTGTCTGACACTCACGTACCCGTGTGAGTCGCCGAGAGGCGCTGTTCTGTGAGTTTTGGAGCTAGGTGAGAGCGTCTGTATCGTCGTTCATCGGCGAATGCTCTTGGTGCGAGAACCGGTGTGTCCGCCAAGAAACCCCCTGCCATGTGCCCGACAGCATGGGCTCCCCCAGGCAGGGGGTTTCTCTGTGGAGTGGTACCTCGCTACTTCGGCACCATGTTGATGGCCGCGCCGATGCTTGCGGCGGAGCTCATCAACAGGGCGGCGCCGATAGCGTATCGCCAGTTCTCCAGGGTGCTCACGCGGGTAACGACCTTCTCCACGTCGTCGTGGATCTCGTCCACGTCCTTCTCATGGTCTGCCCTCAATTGAACCACGTCTTTCTCGTGGTCAATGCGGAGCTGGGCCATGTCCTCGTCGTGAGCACGACGGTCTTCATTCAGACGTTGGAGAGCTTCGTCCAGCTTGGTCTCGATGCGGACGAGTCTCTCCACATCCTCTCGTGCCATGTCACTCACAGGTGATCTCCGTCACGGGCGGGGGTCACTATCTGAGTGTCGGCAGCACCACCTCCCACGTAGGTCGGAGCCTGCTTCGATCCGAGCAGGAAGCGACCGGTCATGGGCCACTTCCGCTGGAGAGCACTGGCCGCCGTGTAGTAGGCGGCAGTGATGAGTGCGGTCCCGAAGGCGATGAGGCCGACCTGAGCCTCGGCGCCGAGGTTGATCCCGAGAGACAGAAGCCAGGTGAGGAGAGCGCCGACGCCAACCGGGACGTAGGTGCGGACCTGAGCGATGATGTAATCCTGGAACATGGTTCCTCCAGTGTTTGCAGACTGCCGGAGTGTGTGGGTTAGTTAACAGGCCACGGATCTCCAATGATGGCTCGCGCCGCGTAGTCCCGAGAGGCTTTGACCTCGAATCCAAGCTCCTCGGGGTAGTTGTTCCTCAGGTCCTCCAGGTACTCGTCCATGATGGACTGGATCCGCTCGTCCATCTTCTGGGCCGACTGGACCGAGCTGCCGTGGAGGGGGAAGGTCAACATGTCATTGAACACCTCCCCGCTCTCGTTGTGAACCGAGAGACGATAGGTGACCGAGGTCGCGTTACGGATGGGCATGAGAGTCTCCTAGAAGAACGTGGTTACGATCACGATGCCGGGGGACCCGTTACCACCGGTGGTGGAGGCGTTGTTGCTGGTGCCGCTTGCAGCCCCACCGCCCCCACCGCCGTAGCCCGCAGCATTGGTCCCCGTGACGAGTGCGCCGGCAGCGGCGACTCCACGTCCCCCGCCCCCCAGGTGTGACGAGCCGCCGGCGCCGCCCATGCTTACCGCTCCCGAGGCCGCAGCGCCACCAGCGCCTCCGCTGCCATTGATGGAGAGGTCGGCCACTATCACCTGGGAGGTGGTCGTGCCGCCCGAGATACCAGCGTTGGTTCCCACTGACCCAGTGGAGCCGCCGCCAGGACCTCCGCTCGCCGATACGTAGGCACCGAACGACGAGGTGGTGCCGCTGCCTCCCGTACCGGTACCCCCCACACCAGCCGAGCCGACGGTGACAACGACCGACGAGGTGACCGAGTTGGCGGACAGCCAGGACTCGCCATACGCTCCGCCGGCACCTCCACCACCCGCACACACCGCACCTGACGCGGTAGCGACACAACCGCCGCCAGCGCCTCCGCCACCTTGAACCTGTACCCGGATCATCCGAGAGCCGCCAGGCTTCTCCCAGGTGTCTGACTCCGTGAAGTAGCTGACCACCGGATCCTGCTGGACGGAGTCCACCGACCCGATGATGAGGTAGGTGGTGCCCACCGGGATGAGGCAGACGCGATGACCGGGCTGGGGATAGTAGCCGGCGACCACCTGGTACCGCTTCTGGCTCACGGTCTTCTCGCCGTCGAACAGGACCCGCGGCATGACGCCGCCGAGAAAGTCCGATGGGGCGTAGTCGTAGTCCACCCGTCCCATCTTGATCGGCTTATTGGCCGACGAGGCGGGAGCGTTGGCCTGGCCGAAGGCCGCGATGGTGCGGAGGAAATCATGTCCCTTGCCGCTGGAGCCAGCCATCAGTCATCCTCCAATACAGGTCGGACGATTGTGGACCGGTGACACTCTCCGCACTGACCGCGGTGGATGCCGTCCGCATTCTCGTGCAGGGTCACGGGGAGGTGCTGAGCGAACGCCCGACAGGTAGGTGTGGTACAGGTCGAGACACCCGGGACCGACAGCCAATCGTCGTAGTCCGGCCACTCCTGCTCTTCCTGCGGCTTCTGTGCCTCGGCCAGGAGACGAGAGCGGAACTCCTGAGCGGCCTTCTCATACTCTGACCGCTTCATCCGTTGTACCCCTGCCAGGAGAGCCAGTGGACGTTGGTGTCCGCGTCGCTCGTACGATAGATGTACGCGGTGAACCCACTGGGTGAGGCGAAACGGTAGCCCACTTCCCGAACACGAGTCCAGGGGAAGGCTGAGTGTGCGGTCAGCAGGATGGTGGGTTCGTTGGTTCCCACGTTGTTGGTCTTGACCTCAGCGGCCGTCGGCTCGTTCGTCGTCGGGGTGATGGTCACCGAACCGAACAGGATGTTGGCAGCCGAGAGGGCACCGGCCACCACTAGGTCATCGTTGATTTTCGTGGCCATGTCAAGACACCTCCCTCGGGAAAAAATCTTTCATTATCTCAGAGTTGACGGGTTATTGTCAACTAGACCAACACTACCACCCAGGGCTTACTCTTTGCAACAAGGGACGTAGCTCGGGCCCAAGACCACCTAGGCGGGGGGAACACCATGGGGGATGATCAAGTTTGACCACCTCTGAGAAAATGATTAGGTAAAGACTTTGTAACAAATGTCTTCACACGTCTACCCCGGTTCTTCAACCATAAACCTACCCCCAGGCTAGGACCGTAGCCTGAGGGTAGGGAGAGGTGAGCGGAACTAGACCCTCTTGCGCCACATGAGCCAGCCGACCTCGGTCGGTTCGGTGTTGGTGCGGTAGATCCAGAGCGTCATGCCAGTGGAGGAGACGCTGGACACCGATGTCTCGTGGACGGACGTGCCGGGCACCGAGGTTTGTGTGGTACAGAGACCAATCACTTGACCCGCGCCCTTGAGCCTCAGACCTGAGATGGCTACCGAGGTGGGGGTATTCGCCACAGGGGTGATCTTCACCTGACCATTGGCGATGTTGCCGGCCTTGATCCGACCGCTAATGCGGAGGTCGTGGTTACGTACGTCAGCCATGTCTCATGCTCCCCGCGCTGCCAGCCAGTGGATGTTGGTCGGGCCCGTGTTGGTTCGGAATGCGTAGATGGTGAAACCGTACGGGGTATGGTCCGCGGTAGTTACCTCTCGGAACGTGGAGCCGGGCACGGTGGACTCCGCGGTGGCGATGACCCGGACGGGACCTCGTCCCTGGAGGTTCAGTCCCGAGACGACTACCTTGGTCGGCTTGTTCGCCACGGTAGTGATGGAGGTGATACCCACCGCGATGTTACCGGCCTCCAGGGCGCCGGATACTTCCACGTCGTCGTCAATGATGGACGGATCCTGTGCGGCCACGAGGGAGATCACGCGGCGAGCACGGTGGCTCATCTTCGCGCCGGCGGAGAGCTCCATGTCCCACGACACCTCGGAGTACTGGCCATTGAGGCCGAGGGCGTCATAAATGAGGGAGTACACGTCGTTACCCGAGTGGAACGGCATGAGGCCCGTGTCAAACTCGATGGCCTCGTATACCTGGCTCGACTCGAAGGCAAGACGGGTGGCCTTCTCGATGAGGGTGGCCTCACTGTCCGCGTCCTGCTCTTGCACGAACGAGGTGATGGTACGGCCTCGTCGGATCGTGCTGGTGGGAGAGGCCGGGTCAGCATTGGTGAAGTCCACCACGATGGTGTCCCGGTCCGGATCAGACACGGTGAGGATCCACCGGTTCGGCACGGTGAAGAGGTCCAGCTCCTGCATGACCTCCGGGTACATCACGGAGAGTTTGTCGTCCTGGTATGTGAACTCCGAGCCGCGGTCCTGGGGGGACACGTACGGCTTGACTACCGCGTAACCGTCCTCGTCAAAAGACAAGGACTCATAGTTGATCGCGGCCAACAGGTCGTTGATGATCTCCCGCTTACTCGTGCCGGCTTCCCATTCCTTGACCACAGGAATGGCCGCATTGGACGGGGTGATCTTCTTGGGGATGTCGGCCAGCGTGAGGATGTGGTCCACCACGCCGGTGTAGAGGTTCTTCGGGTTGGGGTTGAGCTGGAACAGGTCGTAGCGGAACTGGGGGTTGGTGTTCGTGTTGTCCCCGAAGGCCGAGGCGGAAATCCCCGTGTACCCATAGTCGATCTGGTCGTCGGGGTTGTCGATCTCCTCCTCCAGCATCCAGCCGGCCGGTTCGGGAGTACCGTCCCTCCACACCTTGCCGCGGATGACGTGCCCGATGCACTGGGCCCGTACGTTGACGTAGGTTCCCGGCACGTAGTTGAACCCGACTGACACGCTGGACCCATACTGAGTGGCGGCCATGGTAGCCGCGAGGGACAGAGTGCCATTGGTGTTGTGGACCACCCTCATGCGGTAGTACCGAGAGGTGGAGAACAGACGGAAGACGATGGCAGGAAGGAAGGCTCCGCCCGTGGCGGTCTGGGTCACCGAGATGCGAGTGTAGACCTCGGAGTCGGTGAGGATCTGCCTCGCCGTGTTGCCCGCTTGGAAGAGCCTGATGGTTCCAGGAGAGCCGTTCAGGGTGCAGTAGGCATAGCCGGACAGGCTCGTGCCGACCGTCGCCGTGGACGCCGCCTGGAGCCAGATCGTGCCGTCCTGCGAGGTGCCCCAGCTTCCGCTGGTCTCCCGGGTGAAGTTGTCGTTCACCCTGAGCAGGTTGGCCGTGCTGTACCTGTCGTCCACCTGGTCATCCTGGAGAACCTGTGCGAGGTCATATCCCTGGATATCACGGTTGACGGTCTGTGCCTCATCCGTGTCCCGTTGGGGAGACGACAGGATGAACACTCCCTGGGGCCACTCCACCCAGTTGACCGAGTCGTCGGTCCAGCGCTGGTAGGTGCGAGGCTCGGCGATGAGGAGGTTGTCAACCCAGACGGGAGGTGTGGAACTCCCACCGCCAGCCACCGTCACGGTCAGCAGGGCGTCCCGGTTTACGTTGCTCTCGGACGTGACGTAGTCCGGGGAGTTACCCGCGGGATCATTCCAGAACAGGCGGTAAACGGTCAGAGCTTCGGTGGTGATGATCTCCAGTTTTACCAGCCGGTCCACGAGGTTGGCCCGAATGTACGCGGGGATGGTAGCCGTGCCGAGCTTGAACACATCCGCAGCGTCATCCACCGTTACGTCGTTGGATGTGCTTGGGTTCGGGCCGTCAGGCCGCAGCGAGAAGGCTCCGCCGGCGGGAATGTAAAAGTAGGTCCGGAGTGACCAATCGCTGAGAGCAGAGCGCAAGCGTGCGACGAGAACACCTCCAGACGTCCCAGAATCGTCCCCTAGCTTCGCGGACTTGCTGCTGTCTGCTGAGTGTGTGTCGTCGTACGTTGCGACGCCCTGAACGTCGTCCAGAGCGTTTCCGTGCCGGGCCGAGTTGTTGGTGGAGATCACTTCACCCGTGACGCCCGGGGTGCCGTTGAAGTTGTTCCGCCACTCGGCCTGCGGCATGAAGGGCTGTTCCACACCCTCCGGCGTCAGGTTGAGCCGGGCTATCTCCGCGTAGTCCCCGCCGCCATCCCCGAGGGCGTCACCGTTCGCCTGGACGAACAGCTCCAACGTGCCGGCCTCAGTGGTGAGCCAGGCGGGAGTCGGCTCCTGTCGGTGCACCTGCCAGGTGCCGGGCAGACCGGTGCGGCTCGTGCCCCAGAAGACGGTGCCGCCCGACTCCCATATCCGCCACCACTTGTGCTCGTCCGGGTCGTAGTCGATGGAGACCGAGGTGGCGTCCGTGTAGTTGTCGTGGAAGTTGAGGAACTCCATCTTGTTCTCGGTCCCGTACCCGGTGAGGCGGTACTGGATGGTCAGGTTCGTGCCGGCAGTGTTCGAGCCGACGACGACCGACACAGCCACGTCGGTGGCGCCGTCCGTGAGGGTCGGGACCTTCGTGACCTCGCACGCCACATGAGAGCCGAGCAGGGACCACACTCGTGCGGTTGCGGCTCCCGGCCAAGTCGGCTTGGTGGGGATGACGAGGTGGCCACCCACATTGGAGACGCCGTTGGCGTAGTAGGTCCATACGTCGGACATCTCCGCGCTGGAGAAGTCGTCGGTCAGGGCAGCGAACGAGGGGGGTGTGGGAGGGTCCGGAGGCAGTACGGTGTCCGGGTCGGGCAGCGCCTTGGGCGGCATGTGCAGCCGGACGATGGGCTTGATCCGGTCCCTGAGGTAGTCGATGGGGTCCTCAGAACCGGAGCGGAGGGAGAAGGTGGCCGTCCGTTTGATGTCCGCCAGCCAGTTCTGAGAGATCTTCCCCGACTTGACCGTGGTCAGCTCTCGGAGGACGCGGTTCTTGTTGTTCAGGAGTTCGTACCGGAACGAGAACCTACGGGAGCCGGTGGCCCCCAGGAGTGCGGCTTGGATCTCCTCGGCCGTGTAGTTATTGGGGTTGCGGAGACCCTGTGGGATCTTGAGGGACTGCACCCGTCACACCTCCTCGATCTTGAGGGACACACGGCCGAACTTAAAGCCGACGGTTACGCCCCACGCCTGGTCGTTCTGCTGGTATCCAGACATCGTACCATAACAGGCACGGCCTCGGTTGTCCCGCAGATAGAGGGTGCGGCGCATCTCCGCGAAGGCTCGCAGGTCGGCCTCCTCGATGCGGTGAGTCGGTCCGTGCGGGATGTCCACGGTGACGGAGAGGTCTTCCTCCTCGTGCTCACCGAAGTCCGTCACCGGGAAGACACGACCAGCGAACTGCTGAGTCACGCCCTTGATGTCGATGGCGGTCGAGCGGTTGTCCTTACCGTACAGGAACTGCCGGGTGGTCACCGCGGGGTCGTCCGGGTCGTGAAGCCAGATGCCCTGGAGGGAAAGCTCTCGGTCCGCAACGGTAGGTGTGGAGTCTGTGAAGTACTCGCCGGCAATCGCACGTACGCGGTACTCATACAGGACGCCAGAGGCAGCCGTGAAGTCCTTGAGGGTGCCATCGGGATCCGTCTGTCCCAGCACCTCGTAAGGACCGTCGGGGTTCGTCGCCGAGTAGACACGGCGGTGGATCTCGTTCACCGAGGGGTTCGGTCGGTCTCCGACGGGCTCCGGGTTGGTGATGTTGAGCTGGATGTAACCGTCCTCGTCCGCCACGTCGAAGGTCACGATAGGGACCTCGGGCGCGTTGTAGTTCGGGGTGATCAGACGGGTGGCGGTGTTCGACTCGACAGCCGCGGCGTCCCTCACCGTCACAGCCACCTGCCACTCGATGTCCGAGAGCATCCCCTCCACAAGGTACTGAGTGGCGGTCGAGGTGACCCAGCCGGTGTCCACGAGGGAGGTGCCGTTGTCGGTCCTCGTGACCACGACCCGGTAGGCCTGCTGTGTGGTACCCGTCACTTCCCACATGACCAAGTAGTTGGCCGTGACCATGTCCGGGTCGTTGTCCGTCGCCGGGTCCGTGATGTTGACGACCCCCGAAGCGGAGGTGGTGAAGAATCCATACTCCGACCACGGGGACTGCTCACCGTAGCGGTCCCAGGTCATGACACGCCAGCGCCAGTCCTGCTCGTTAGTGAGAGAGCCTGCCGGCAAGACGTAGCTGGCGTCCGTGCTTCCCGCCAGGGCGGTGAAGTCGTCCCAGGAGATCACGACCGGGAAGGCGTTGGTGGATGCTCCCCCGAGCAGAGAGCGAAGGCCGACGGAGCCCGCCGCAGTCAGGCTGGTGTCGGTGACCTCGGTCTGCCAGGCCGGCTCAGTCTGGTCAGTGGGCCAGAACTTGGCGCGGAGAACGTTGCCCTTGACCAGGAATCGGACCTTGTACGACTGACCGGCCAGGTGGGTGTAGGTGGCAGAACCGACGCTCAGGAAGGTCTCGGCGGGGAGTCGCTTACGCACGCTCATCGCCACCTCGCCGGCCGTCGAGACCGAGAGACGGACGAAGTAGAACTGGTCCACCGTGGCATTAATGCGGGCCATCACGAACGCATAGTGGCTGTCCCCCGTCGGTACCACGGGGAAGGTGACCGTGGCGGTGATGTCCACGTCCGCGGTCTGCACGTCAGGCAGGTAGGTTATGCGGTAGATGTTGTTGGTGACGTGGCTGTGAAGACCCACACCACCGGTGACGCTGTAGTCCGTGGTGCTACCGCCGTTGTTCGACCAGTTCCCGCCTCGGTCAGCGGTACCCCACCCCCCCGCTGCGACCTCACGGCCGAACGCGTCGGCTCCCGCCCAGCTGTCCCAGACACGAGCCTCGGTGGTGGCGTTGTCAATCTGGAGGCGGGCGAAGGACTGGGTGTCGCCGGCGTTCAAGTCGTTGAAGGCCCACTGGAAGGTGGAGGCCTCGTCGGCGTCAAAATTCGCCTTGGTGAGGACCGTAGGCTGACTGGGAGCCACGTTGATGGTATCGGCCACATAGATCATCGTGTGGGTGCCACCAGACGTGCGGTTCGCGATGGACACCAACACCTGTTCACCGATGGTGTGGTGGCGGTGAACCCGTATGGCCTGGTTCTCGGAACCTGCCACACCAACCCCAGAGGCGACCTCGATCTGGTCTCGTCCCGCCTGCCCAGTGTTGAGGTCGACGTGCGTCCGCATGAGACGGTTGGGGTTCGCCTGGTCGAAGTAGTACACCCAGACGCGGTGGTCCAGCGGGTTGTAAACCGCGTCCCAGTTGTTCGCCGCGGAGTAGGCCGAGGGAGCTGCCATGGTGGTGAGTCCCTGAGCGTCCAGCCGGACGTCGGACAGCACGTTGAACTGGTCGGCCTGCTGCTGGCGGTGCTTGACCACGATGCCGAAGGCGGTGGAAGAGCTGGCATTCACGGTCACGTACTGGGTGTCCGAGATGGGGAGGACGCGAGACTTCGCGTTGGCGTCCTTGAGGGAGTACCCGGAGTGAGTGTCGTGGAACCACCAGTTCTCGGAGAAGCCGGTGCCGGCGGAGTTGAGCGTGTACCGGGCGATGGACTGTCCGCTGGAACCACCCAGGATCTGGTGGCGGGCGGTGCTCATGACGAACCCGCGGTCGGAGCCGACCGTTGCCGCGGAGATGTCAAGGAGGGTGCCGGTGTCGTTGGCGAAGTTGTTGAAGCCATCGGTGGAGGTGAGAGCCACCAGCTTGTTCTCCGCGTCGCCCGAGCCGCGGAACAGAGAGCCCTTACCCGTGATCAGGTAGTCACAGTTGATCAGGGCGTAGGCCATCTGGGTGCCGTTGTTCGCACTGGCACGGTGCCCGACGACCGCGACGAGGGTTCCATACGTGCCGCCCTGAGGGTGCCAGGTCACCGCCACGTTGTTGATCTCGCCGCCGTAGGTCGGGAGTGCACCCGTGCGGATCGTGCCGGCAACCCACGAGGAGCCCGACTTCGTGAACACGCGGCAGTTCAGGGCGTTGAAAGTGTCGGACTGGTTGATGACGTAGACGTTATCCCGCGAGTCGCGGCACATGCCGTACGTCTGAGCACCACGACGAGGAGAAGACTGGTTCGTGGCGGTGAGGATGTTGGTGGAGACGCCCGAGACCGTACGGTGGACCAGCGTGTTGTCATCGGTCCCGCTCACCGGGTTGGCGAATTCCAGGTACATGTGGGAGCCATCGGAGAGCTGGACCTGTGCTCCCAGGCTGCGAGCCAGGCGGGTGTTCTGGAGCTCACCGACGAGGAGTGTGGGGGAGTAGCCGGTTCCGCCGCCGTTGTAATTGCCCGAGCGGAAGCCATTGTATTCCAGTCCGCTGGGCGTGTTCTGGAGGCGGTTCCTCGTGCTCTCGATGACGTACCGGAACGTGCCGGAGTTGTCATACAGCGCCACGTCGTTCACGCCGGCTCGCAACGCGAGACCTGTACCGGCGTTGTGAATCTGATCCAAGGACGCTACACGCTTGTTTTGGGCTAGCGTCAGTTGGGCGGGAGTGCGCCAGTCGGCAGTGTTGAGAGCGGTGCCCCAGTCGTACGTTTGGACATCCAGTCCCCGGTTCACGTTGGTGCCCGTGGTGGAGCTGGAGTAGAGACGGATGTGAGCCGTCGTCGGTCCCGTGATGGCGGTGGCCGTGAAGCCGAACTCCACGAAGGACTGCCAGATGGTGTAGTTGGCGCCCGACCTCTGCTGGCCGACGAACAGGGTGGTGTCGTCGGTGGCCGAGACGCCATCCGCAGGACCGGCCAGAGCCGAGGAGTACGAGGTGGCGCCGGAGAACAGGTAGGCGTCGTTGGCGTTGGCTACTGCCGCGGCGGTGGTCATGCCTCCTCGCTCCTTCCCTGGTTGGTAGCGATGAACTCCGCGATGGCCTCTAGGGGGGCCTCACGGAATCTCTGGACGATGGTGCGACCGTTCGGGCTCTCGTCGGTCAGGACGACATCCCCCGTCGGGTCAGACACGAGAGTGGGCGGGTTGATGATGCGCCAGGCCGGTGGACCGGAGACAGGGCCTCCGAGCCAGACCTCCACGGAATCCAGCTCCTTCTCATTCTCGGCAGGGCGGTGGCGGATCTCTCCGATTGCCACCTCACCCCGACGAGTGGAGAAAGCGGCGGTCCCCTCCATGTTCTTGCCAGGGAAGCTCTTCCACCTGTCCTGGACTACCTCGGCCTTAGCCTGAGCCATGGCACGGAGGGTCTGGGCTGGTGTGGCACTCTCTGGCAAGAGCCGCTGGAACCGGTCCCGGATCTCGGTCATAGACGCGCTCCAAACTGACGTGAGGTGACCTTGAGGGCAGCAATCATCTCCACAAGGTCCTGAACGCTCTTGACCTTCGAGGCATCCAGTTGAATGGCTCCCTCGTTGAAGATGTAGGTTGCCCCCTTGCCGGAAGCCACAAGGGCCTTAAGCTGTTCGATTGTAGTCACAACCTCAGCCGTGCCCGAAGTGTTGTAAGCCATCATCCCGTCGGGCAGGATACCGCCCATGTCGCGGGAGACCCACGGCGGGGGAGCGAACAGGTCACGTCGAGCCTGGATCGAGGAGGAGACGTGAGGTGATTCCTTGCGGTCCTGCCAGGCGATGTCCCGAAGGTTCTCCAGGCCGCCGGCTCGCATGACGTCACGTGCCTCCACGACGCCGCCTCGGGCAAACCTCGGGCGACGGATCGAGGACGCGGAGTTGACGTACCCGAACGATTTCTTCACTCGGTTGTTGGACTCGTTACCGCCTACGGTCTCACGGCTCTTGGGGTCGGTCACGATGTTGATATGGCCGGCGTCTCCCCGGTACAGCGCGAGGTCACCGGGTCGCATCGAGCCGCGGCCGACCTTCTGGAGGCTGGTGTACGAGCGGACCGCGGGAGTGTTGGCGACGGGGGACAGGGCCTTGTAGGCGTTGGCCTTCTTGAACACCCAGTCCACGAACATACCGCACCACTCGTCGGTCCACATGCCCGGGGCCTTGGTGAACTTGTTCGGTCGGCCGTAGTAGCCTGTCTGGCTGCGGGCGACGTCCACGACCTTGCGGCCGTCTCCGCCTTCCAACTGTCCCGACTTCGGACCAAGGAATCCCTTGATCTTGTTTACCACGCTCTTGACAATCAAGGTGGGAAGACCGAGGAGAGGCTTATCCGTGAACTGGGACTTCATGGCGTTCACAATGGGGCTGGTGACGCCGTTCAGGGCCTTGACGAACCCTTCCTTAAAGAAGTCCTTACCCTTCTGGATGAAGCCACCTACCGCGTCCACGATGCCGCCGAACATGAAGCCCGGGATACGTCCACCCTGACCCTGGAGAAGCTGGCCGGCTCGTCCCTTCATGCGGTTGGCCGAGTGGATGAACTGTGCACCGCCGAGGGCTTGTGTGGCTTCGGGGACCAGGACTCCCTCGCCGCTGCGAACCATCGCCAGCGTGTTGTCCTTGCTGGAGAAGCCGGGCAGCTTGCCGCCCTTCGAGAGGTCGACGGTACCACCCTTCTGGAACTTCAAGGTGCCAAGCTCCGGCAGGTTGCCCAGACCAATCTTCCCCGCGATGGCGTTCCAGAACTTCCGGATACCTTGGTTGTAGACGGAGTTGATCACGAAGTTCACGGGCTTGGCGGCGATGGCCTTGAGCTTGTCCCACACCTTCCCGATGCCGTCTTTCGCCTTGGTGAAGGCTGTGATGGCCTTGTCCTTCAGGGAGTTGAACGCGCCGGAGACCTTGTCTCGCAGCCAGGTGGCCGCGTTGTAGATGCGGTCCCTAGTGCTGGTGAAGATGGACACCGCACGGTCCCGCAGGCTCGTGACGGCTCCGACCACTCGGTCCTTCAAGGCGGTGAAGCGCTGGACCACCCAGTCTCGCAGGTTCGAGATGAGCTGTCCGGCTCGGTCCCTCATCTTGGTGAACCAGCCGATGATGGCGTTCACGAGGTCCGGCACGAGGCTGTTACCGACCAGCCAGTTCCAGATCTTGAGGAACACGGCCTTGATGCCGTTCCACATGTTGTTGAGGACGCCCGTGATGATCTGCCAGGCTCCCTTGAGAACAGCCACGATGGCGTTCCAGGTGCCCCCAAAGATGTTCTTGATACCGTTCCAGGCGGTCTGCCAGTCCAGGGTGATGATGCCCATGACCAACTGGATGATACCCTTGATGACCTGCATGGCCCCGGAGAAGACACCCGAGATGGCGGTCCAGATCCCCTTGATGGTCTCCCAGATGTTACCCATGGCCAGGCCGATGATGGACCCGATGGTCTGGAAGATGAACGTCACCGTCGGGACAATCCAGCCCTTGTGCGTCTCCCAGGCCTCGGAGATGAGGGCCAGGACCTGCTCGATGACACTCCAGACCTCGTTCAGCTTCTCGCTGATGACGCCCGTCACGTTCTGCCAGATACCCGACAGGCCCTCACCCTTGCCGGCGAGGTCGTCAAAGAAGCCCTTGAACCGCTCGATGATGGGCTGGACGCCCTCGACCAGAGCGTTCCACCCTTCCTTGAGGATGGGCCACAGGGTCTCCTGGAAGAAGTCCAGCAGGACCTGACCCTTCTCCTTGATGCTCTCCCATGCGTCGGTGAGTGTGGGAACGACCTCGGCCTTGAAGAATGCCACCGCCGCAGCGGCAGCTTCCTTGATCTTGTTCCACACCCCCATGACGATGTCGCGGAAGGTCTCCGAGTTTTCCCACGCATACTTGAGGCCGAGCGTCAGGCCCGCGATGGCGGCGACGACTCCCAGCACCGGCCACGAGATGAGCCCGAAGGCGAACCCGATTCCCGCAACGATGGCACCAGCTCCCGCGAGACCGCCGAACACGAGGCCAAGGAGCTTGAGGTTCTCCACGACCGGCTTGACAATCTGCGGGTTCTCCTTCATCCAGTCGGAGAACTTGTTGATGACGGGCATGACATGGTCATTGATCATGTCCACCAGGCCCTGCTGCATGGTCCGCTTCAACTTCTCCAGGCGGGCCGTGAGGCTGGAGTGGAGCATGTCTCCCGCCTTCTTGGCAGAGCCTCCCACCTCGCCGAGACCTGCGGCGGCCTTGCTCGGGTCGAGGGCGAACAGCGCCTCACCCATGTCCTCCGCCTTGGTACCGAAAAGTTCCACTGCGGCCGCGTTGCGCTTAGCCGGGTCTTCGATACCGCGGAGCTTGTCCAGCACCTGGTCGAACGCCTTGGCCGCAGCGGGACCACCCTTGGCGAACTTCTTGACCATGTCGTCTGCATCGAGGCCCACCGTCTTGAAGCCGCCGCGGACTCGCTCGCCTCCCTGGACGGCCTCGATGGAGAACTCCTTGATGGTGTCGGCCACCACGTCGGCGTCTCGTGCACCCGCCTGGAGTCCCTGAGTGATCAGGCCCATGGCTTGCTTGCCATCCAGACCCATGTTCCGGAACTGGGTGGAGTACTCGGAGAAGGTGTCCAGCAGGTCCTGGGCCTCGTTGGCTCCTGTCTGGGCGCCACGGGTCAGGATGTCGAACGCCTCGTCCGCGTCCTTGGCCAAGCCGGTCTTGATCATCTTGGCCACGGCTCGTGTGGTGGGACCCACTTCCTCGCCGAGGATGGACGCCACGTTCATGGCACCCTTGGAGACCTTCTTGAGGTCCTCGTCTCCGGAGATGCCCAGCGCCTTCATGTTCTGTTTGACACTTCGGAGAGCCTCGGTCACGTCGTCAAAGCCCTCACCGTAGCCGTCGGCGTACAGTGAGCCGGCGACCTTGCCGAGCTTCTTGGACTCGCCGCCGAAGGCTCCCACCTGTGCAGAGAGCTTGGCGACCGACTGCTCCTGGCTCATGGCGTCGGTGAAGGCCTTGACGAACACTCCACCGACGACCGCACCGGCCGCAGCGAAGGCCGCGCCAGCGCCGGCAAGTGCGCCTCCCATCTTGCCGGCGTTACGCTGCATCCCCTGTGAGCCGCCGTCTCCGAGGCCATCGGAGAAAGAGCCACCGGCCGTGCGGCCG